TTTATTTTTTATTTTTTATTTTTTATTTTTTATTTTTTATTTTTTATTTTTTATTTTTTATTTTTTATTTTTTATTTTTTATTTTTTATTTTTTCTAATAATTCAGAATGTTTTTTACTTTTTAAATGAGATGATTTGCTTGATTTTTTTATAGTTATTCCACATTCACATGTAATTATATTTTCATTAATTTGTTTATCTTCTTCAATTTCTATTTGTTTTAAAATTATTTTATTTTTTATTTTTTTTATTTTTTCTGTTTTTTCTGTTTTTTCTGTTTTTTCCAAATTCTCTTGTTTATCTTTTTGATTTGATTCTTCAATTGTAAAATCATCTAATATAATTTCTTCACAATCAGATGGTTGTATTGTTTGTTGTTGTAATCGTTCATCATTCTTATTTTTTTTTATTTTTTTTGGTAATTTATTAAGAACGATAGATTCATTATTTTCGCTTTCATTTATTTTTTTTCTTATATTTATTTTTTTATTTTGTTCTGATTCTTTTTTAAAAGTTATTTTTTGTTTTTTTTCAATAGATAATTTATTTATTTGTGTATCAATTGGATAATAATAATTTATATTTTTTAAAGAATTTTCATAACTACTGAATTGTTTTTTATTTTTTTTAAAATATTCAGGAAATTTTATTATTTTTGTATTACATTTTTCTGAAGTTGCTTCAATATTACAAACAGCAATATATTTTTGCAAATCCCAGTCATTAGTTTCATTAATCATACTTTCAAATAAATCTCCATTTGCTAATAATTCTGCGGAATATGAAATATTTTCCATTTTTTTTACAATATCTTTTACATTAAACGTATTATTAATATAATTTTCTTGAATAAATAATGGCATTATTGAATAATCTAAAAAGAATAAATTATATTTTTTATCAAACGTATTATCCATATCAAATAATCCCTTACTTATTTCAAACATATTGAGAGATGTATGATCTTTAAAATTTATTTTATTATTATTAATTTTATTTTTATCATATTTCATCATTTCAATTGTATTCAAAATATATCTAATATCACGATTACAATTATTTATAATATCATTTAATTCATTATTCTTTAATAATATTTTATTTTCTCTCAAAATTGGATATAGAAATGTTAAAATTTCATTTTCATATGGAGAAAACATTTTAAAATTTGTAATTTTATCTAATATTGGTTTCATAGATGGAATATAATTTGTATTGCTAATACAGATAATTGGAACATGAATATTATTAATATCTTTAACAATTTCATCAAGAATTAAATTAGAAATTGTATCTATCTCTTCAATAATAATATAATTTTTTTTATTTGTCATTGGATTAATACGATTTAATGATTTTAAAATATTCATATCAACATTTTCATATAAATTGTCAACATAGTAAGATTGAATATTTAATTCATTACATATTAATTTAATACATAATGATTTTCCTATTCCAGTTGGTCCATCAATTAAACATAATTTCGTAGTAGGAGAATTAATCCAATTAAATATGTCAGGTATTATTTTTTTATTTCCGACAATTTGAGAAATAGTTGTTGGTTGATATTTTTGAATAAATGTAGACATGTAAGCTATTTTATGTTATATTGAAAATAATATAAAATAAAAATCAATTTTTTATAAAAAATAATAAAAATATTTAAATAAATTTTTTATAAATTATTGGAATATAATTAAAATATAAAATATTTATTTAAAAAATAATATAAAAAGAAATTATATTATTTAATGTATTGAATTTTTATTTTTAGAGTTAGTCTGATAGTTTTTTCTACTAAGTAGCATAAACCATTCCGACATTTCCACCAATGAAGTAAACAACATTAATTCTTTCTTCAAATAAATGTAAATCAAAATTATAATCGTATATTCTCCACGTAGGTTTATTAACACCAATTATAGCTCCAGTTTCAGGATCACATATTGTTAAACTTTGTGCTAATGGATCTAAAGGTGGAATAATTGTTGTAAATTCTAATTCTATTTGAGAAAATCTACTCATATTTATAGCTCCAGATGGTTGTAAAATAGAATTATTTGTTTCTAAACAAAAATTATAACAATATAATCCAGCAGGAGCATATCCACTTGTTCTTACATATTTTTCAATAAAATTATAAACTCCAGCAGGTTGAATATTTTCTCTATAAGCTCCATCAAACAATATACCAAGTGCTAATAAAATCATTTTATCATTTTGTGGATTATAAGTTTGATTTATAAAATATCCAGTTAAATTTCCATCAGGATTTACTCCAGGACCAATGTACGTTTCTACTAATGTTCCTGTAGAACTATTACGATATACTAAAAAATTTCCTGATGTTGGAGCCATTACTACATTAATAGGTAAATAATTATATGGCCAATTAGTATAATTAGACCATTCATTTCTTAAATTAGCATCACTTCTTTGAAAATAAAATAGCCAATCTGCAACTAATCCAATAGAATCTAATTCAATTTTATTAGGACCAGTAACATTATGAAAAACATTTTCTTTGACTTGTTTTATTAAATATTTTTGTTCTGAAGTAGCAAATAATTTTTCTTCTTCATTAGATAAAAAACAATAAGTACAATTTAAATGTATATCAGTATTCCATAATTCACGTTTATCAACATAAGAATTAATTCCTAATTCAATATCAGGAGGTGGTTGTAAAAATCTGTAAAATTGCATGTACCATTGATTAAAATTGGGAGCTACATAAGGATAATTATTTGTTTCATCCATTACATCACGTATAATAAATAATTGATTAATTGGACGACAAGTAATATTTATGTGTAATTCATTATATTGTAAAGAAATTAATGGAAAAGCCATTTGAGATTTTAATCCAAACCAGCTATTTAAAGGAATATATAAAATTCGTCCTCTTATAGAAGGCTCAGAACCTACTGAATCAGTACTATAATAAGCACTAGGATATGCATTCACACGTCCATCTGCATTTGCAGGATTCATCATTTCTGGAGTGTGTCCTATCATTGCATCAAATAGTAAACGTTTTGTTCCATTAAAATCACGTTGAATAGATGCTAATAAATAATCTCCAGAATATTCTTGTAAAGTATAATTTCCACAAGTAATACTAATTTTTGTTATTAATTTAGCTCCGATATATTCAATCCATTTAAAATCGTAAGATGCCCATTTTTCTACATTTCCAAGATTTTGAGAAATAGTTGTATCAGTTATTTGTTGTGGTGGTAATATTGGACTCCAAATATTTGGTAAATTAACTGATAAATAACAATCCATCAATAAATCAGCATATCTTGGTATCTTAAATGTAAAATTTGATTCTTCTGTAAGACGTAATGATTTGGCTCCTTCAAAATCTACTCTAAATTTTTGTAAACCAAAATTAGTATATTTACGATATGTTGATTTAAAAAATGATTTACTTGGATTACCATTCAATAATATATTTTGTTGTCCAGTAGAAACTAAATTTAAAAGACCTCCAGGCATTATATTAATTATTTATTTAAATTAATTTTAAAATACTTTTTTATTTAAAATGCTTTTTTATTTAAAATGCTTTTTATTTAAATGCTTTTTATTTAAATACTTTTCATTTAAAATACTTTTTATTTAAATACTTTTCATTTAAATACTTTTCATTTAAATACTTTTCATTTAAATACTTTTCATTTAAATACTTTTCATATTTTATTTTATATTTTATATTATTATAATATAATGAATATGATGAATATAACAAATATTAATGATAAAACTGCAGTAACAATAATGATTTATATATCAATATTGATTTTATGTATTAGTATTGGAGTATTTGCTTATTATTATACATTACAAAAAAGATTATGTAATAATATGGATGCTTTATATGGAGATTTAAATGGAAAAATTAGAAGTATTGATTATAATTTGGAAGAATACAAATATAAACTAAAAGATTATTATATTAAAACTGCTTATAGTTGTTGTAGTGGAGGTAATTATTCTAATAGTTATGTTGATACATGTATATTAAAAGATTTAATAAAACAAGGTGTTCGTGGATTTGATTTTGAAATATTTTCAATAGACGATGAACCAGTAATATCATCATCTACAGATGATAGTGATAATTATCATAATAAAGGAACATTCAATTATGTTAAATTTGCAGATGCTATTAAATTAGTAGATGAATATGCTTTTAATAATAGTACTTGTCCTAATCCAACTGATCCTGTAATTTTTCATTTTAGAATTAAAAGTGATAATAATGCTATGTATAAAAATTTTGCAAAAATTTTAGAAAAATATTCTGAAAAAAGATTACTTGATAAAACATATAGTTATGAATGTCAAGGAACAAATTTTGGAAATACTCCTTTGGTTGATTTAAAAAGTAAAATTTCAATTATAGTTGATAAGAGTAATCCAGCATATATGGATACAGAAGAATTTTATGAATATGTTAATATGACAAGTAATTCAGTTTTTATGAGAGCATTACATTATTATGA